GGTTTTTAGGCTTGAAAACACCTTTATAGGACATAGTCTTAGAAGTTAATTAACTACTTTTATTTAGCGAGTAAATATGCCAGAAGGCTTTTATGACCAGTTTAAATCCCCTAGCAGCTTAAGTCCTAATTCTAAGATTAATCTTAGCGTTAACGGCAGTATTAGCGGCGGGGCTAATCCTGTCAAAGATAGCATTGCATCCAAGTTGTCTCTTGGCGGCTTAAGCGCAACGTCACTATCTTCAGTAAGTGGTTCGCTTGATAATTTAGTAGGTAAGCTTCGAAGTGAAGTTAGCGGGTTTGCTCAAAAAGGTATTGAACGCATATCACCAAACAAGCTAGTAAATTCAAGAGCAAGTCTAGCAGGAGATGCTTCTACACATGCAGCAAGCCACGCACCAGAAACTAAAATAAAAGGCTCAAGGTCTACTAACAGTCAAAAAAATTCACTACAATATCCACTAGATATGAGAAAGTATTACATTAGTTTTGGATTTGGTGAATATTCTAGACCATCACCATATGTAGAAAGCACATGGAAGCCAGACTTTTATATTTTCCTTCCGATGCCAGCTTCTCTAGTCGATGCAACAGCAGTCCAACTTAATACCGAATCTAACCCCGGGCTAGTTGGTCAAGTAGTAGAGCAGGTGGCAGGTGCAATAACTGCTATGGGGCCTAATGCCAAGCTCGGCGAACAATCAGTTGTAAATACGGGTGCGGGTGCTGCGTATACAGCTGCTGTCGAGGTTATTCCTGATACCTTTGGTGGAGCACAAGTTACTGGCACTGTCGGTCAGTTAGTTGGCGGTATACCTAACCCTCACCTAAACGTATTCTTCCAAGGCGTTAATTTAAGAAGTCATAGCTTTGTTTATAAGTTTGCACCAAAAAATGCTAAAGAAAGTGCAACTATAGCTTCGATTATTAAATATTTTAAAGCATCCGCCTTACCAAATTATAGATTTGGTGCAGCTAATGTTCTTGGATATCCTAAAATTGTGCAGATATCGCTAGAACCAAAACTTAAGAATCAAACAATGTTCTATAAAAAATGTATGATTTCATCGGTGAATGTGAACTATGCTCAAGGTTCGCCTAGCTTCTTTGCAGGTACTAGCTACCCAACTCATATTGAAATGCAGTTAAACCTTCAAGAAATAGAAATTGTTTCTAGTAGAGATTATGGTGGTACTGATGGTAATCTTTCCGGCGATATATCTAAGTTTGTAGGTGACCTTAAATCCAAATTTACCGATAGTGTTTCTAGCGCAGGTAAGACTCAAAAATGAGATACTTTAGCAACTTCCCAGTTACAAACTACGCAAATAACTTAGTAAAAAATATTTTTACCAGAGTTCGTATTTCTGATAATATTACTGACTACTCACACGTTTTTTATCCATATGAAAATAAGGAAAAAGAGCGTATGGATATGATAGCTTATGATTATTATGAAGATCAGTACAATGACTGGATAATTTATTTTACTAATAAAATTATAGATCCATATTATGATTTATATCTGAGTCAGGAAGATTTTGATAACTATATTATTCAAAAGTATGGTTCTATTACTAAAGCTCAAACTAAAATACTGGGATATAGAAATAACTGGTACCTGGATGAGCAGACACTTACTTTAAGTGGTTATAATGCTCTTCCAGCTAACTTAAAAAAGTATTGGACCCCTATAGTATCAGAGAATAATATTTCGATTGGTTATGAAAGATCTCCATCGGATGTAACCTTAACAACGAATAAAGTTTTAAGTCTTACGACAACATTTAATACTGGAAATTCGTTTACAATTGATGAAAGAGTAACTCTTATGAATGGTTCTCTTTCCGTTGCGAACGGTACAGTGTCATTTAGTAATAGCTCTATTACAGTTGTAAGACATATTGAAGGAACGTTTAGCAACAATTCTTCCTACTACCTATCAGGTGCAACAAGTAACGCAGCTATTAATACAGTTACAACTATTAACAGTAATATTGACGATACAGAAGTAGTATATTACACTTCATATTCTGCATTTGATTATGAAAACGAATTAAATGAATCAAAGAAGAGTATTAAACTTCTAGATAACAGATATGCCGCTACTGTAGAAAGACAACTTAGAAATCTACTTAATCCCTAATGGATAATAAAGCATTTAGTCCCGGTGACGCTAAAATAACACTCTTTGATATTGTTAGTATGGACGGCTCGCTTAGACAGTCCATGATTAATCAAGTCACAGGGTTTGATATTTACGAAAGCATTATGCTACCTCTTATGGTGTGTGATGTGCTTGTTCGTGATTCGATTAATCTTTTAGAAAAATTTCCTATTATTGGTGAAGAATTTATAGAGCTCGAAGTTAAAAATCCTGAAACTCAGAATGCTTATTTCTTCAGATTTAAGACTGTAAACGTATCTAATAAAGTCACTAACCCTGATGGTAAGATGATGACGTATTTGATACGCTGTATGAGTGAAGAAGTAATAGAAAACAGTAAAAAGAAAATTCAAAAAAGATTTACTCAAAGCCCGTATTCAATAGTTGCGGATATTCTTACTGATGAGCTTAAAACTAAGAAAAAGCTTTTTGTTGATGATACTCCGCTAAGAGGCAATGAAACATTCCTAGTTAATAATATTTCGCCACTACAAGTAATTGATATGGTGAGAAAGAGGACTGTATCAACTAAGTATTCTGCGTCAGCTTTTAACTTCTTTGAGAATAGGAATGGATTTAATTTCACTACAGTAGATAAAATGTTACTGACGGGGAAAGATAGTATCGGTGATAAGATCTTCTTCTATGATTCACACATTAACAACAAGCTTGAAAACATCTACGTACGAAACATGCTTGCTTATAAGCAGGTGTCATTAGCAAATCCTGTTGACTTAATGCAGTCAGGTGGGGTATCAAATCAGACTCAATCGATTGATATTCGCACTGGTAAGATTGAGACTATTAATTTTAATTTAAAGGACAACTTAACTGCATTTACTCAAGTTGATAACGGTAGTAGTAGTCAAATTAAAACTAATAGCTTCTTAACTAAGACAACAACTAAGCCCAGTCAGGTTAATGCTGCTTTGCAAAACTTCTTACCTAAGACTACTAAGAATGGTGAATCCTTTAGAGAAAATAAAGTAGGATTCTTGCAATCGTTTGTTGGTCAACTAGTTGGTAATATCGTACAAGTACTCGTATACGGCGATACAGCAATCACTGCAGGTAATGTTGTAAAATTAAAGTTTCCAGAGATTAGCGGTACGACAGATAAGAAATCAGATAGCCGTCTTTCATCTGGAAATTATCTTGTTACAAAAGTAAGACATACATTTGTTATTTTAGACAAAGTTCATTATAAGACAGCAATGGAGTGCGTGAAGCCTTCATACGGAGAAAGTGATATATGACAACTCGTGACGTTGGTGGTGAAGGCTTTAAGTGGTTTATCGGATTTGTGGAAGATGTTACCGATAAAGATCAACTCGGTATGGTTAAGGTACGTATTCCTAATTTGCACGGTCAACTTGTGACTAGTGATCTACCTTATGCGACCGTAATGACACCGGCACAGAGTGCAAGTTATCTTGAAGAAGGACTATCACCGAACGGGCTTGTTGTTGGCTCTATGGTCTTTGGCTTCTTTATGGATGGTAACGAAACTAATATTCCTGTTATAGTCGGTACTATACCTAAGATTAATAATAATGACCTTACAAAGCATGACGTGTCAAAGCTTGCAAGAGGAACTAACTCTATTAAAAAGACTCAGGTAGGGCCAGAACCAGGGCCTGCTTATGGTGCAAAGTACCCCTTCAATAAGACGTATACTACAAAAAGCGGGCATGCAATAGAGATTGATGATACGCCTGGCGCCGAAAGAATTCATGTTTTTCATAAATCTGGCACATACACAGAAGTAGATAAAACAGGTCGTAAAGTTGATAAGGTAGCAGATAGTAGCTATGAAATAGTGGTAAAAGATCAGACAGTTTATGTCGGTGGTAATGTAAAGGTTATAGTTAAAGGTAATGTAGATATAAAGGTAGATGGTACATATACAGTAACATCAAGCGGTAATATGAAATTTAGCGCACCAAGAGTAGATATTAACTGATGATTGTAATAACACCTGCAACTATTTCAGATGCATTCCTTTTTACTACTCAGGTGAACGATGTATTTTCGGCTTCAATATCACCTTTTAATCCTGTATTTCCAGAAACAGTTACTAGCATGGTAATAACTGCAGATACGGCTGATGAAAGTATAACACTAGCAAATGGCACTAATAGTTGTAGTATAACCGGCAAATATACAAGCTTGATAAAAGATCTAGAATTTACTTACATTACAAAGGGTAAAAGTAATCTAACTGAAACTCCAGTATCTGTTAGTAATATAGATAAAATACCAGATGGTAAGCAGGTGTATGAATATCATAGTCCTACTCTTTCAAAAACAGTCACGTACACTATTACAGCTAAAACTTCCCTAAATAATACATTAACTAAGACGTATACAAGAACAGTTTACAATACATGGGATAATGGTAAGAATCAATTATCCTATCTTAAAGAACAAGGAAAGGTATAATGCCTGCAGCTGCTAGATTAGGAGATACGTGCACAGGTCACGGATGTTGGCCTCCTAGGGCATCTAGTGCTGGTAGTTCAAATGTCTTTATCAATGGCAAGCCAGCACATAGAGTAGGAGATGGGTGGAGCTCGCATTGCTGCCCGAATAACGGATGTCATAGCTCTGCTTTAGCAGCTGGTAGTGGGTCGGTTTTTGTTAATGGAGCTGCATTAGGTAGAGTTGGTGATAGTGTTGCATGCGGCTCAGCTGTTGCATCTGGCTCAGGAAACGTTTTTGCAGGATAACTTAATAGGTAATATATGGCTATTACATTAGCGGATAAGTTTACTACTAAACTAAAAAAAGAAGATTTGTATAGTGATTTTTATACAAATCTAAATGCCCATCCGGACACAAAACAGTTAGTAATCAATAGAAACGAAGACGCAGTTATTCGCTCTATCCGTAACTTAATTCTTACGGATAAATATGAAAGACCGTTTCAACCAGATGTTGGTAGTAGAGTAAAGAGTTCGTTGTTTGAGAACATTTCACCTCAAGCAACTTTAACGTTAGAAGAAGAAATAAAAGCTTTAATAGTAAGTCACGAGCCGCGTGCTCGTCTTTTAGATGTTGTTGCTACACCTATTGAAGATGAAAATGCATATATTATTTCGATTCAGTTTTATACTGTTAATGTGGAATCTCCAACAACATTCAGAGTAATTTTAGAGAGAGTTCGATAAATGGCCGCCGGTAATATTAATCTTCTAAATCTAGACTTTGATACAATCAAAGAGTCATTCAAGGCCTATTTAAAGAATCAAGACACCTTCAAAGACTATGATTTTGAAGGTAGCAATATGAGTGTGCTACTAGACCTTCTAGCATATAACACATATCTAAACTCCTTCTATACAAACATGGTCGCCAGTGAAATGTTCCTTGATACTGCGCAGCTAAGAGATAGTCTTATTTCACACGCGAAAGAGCTTAACTACCTGCCGCGCTCGTTTAAGTCTTCAGAAGCAGTTATTAATATATCGGTGAATGCCGGGAATCTAACAATCACATCTTTAACCATGCCTAAAGGTACAACCTTTACAACTAAGGTTGATAATAAGACATTTTCATTTGCTACAGATAGTAATATAGTTTTATTTGGTTCCGGGGGTGTGTTCAGTGCTAATAATGTTAGCATTTATGAAGGTGAATATATAACAGAATCATTTGTAGTGGATGAAAGTACAACAACGCAGAGATTCGTTATCAGCAATGGTACAGTTGATACTTCA